CATGAATGTCACCCTGGCACCCTATAACATTTTTTTCGCTTTGTGAACATTTTGTGCTTGCAAGGGGTGTGTGTTAGTTCTATGTTAACAATATAGACAGAAACAAAGGAACACGGACATGACAACTTCAGCAATCGCCTACGGCTCAACAATCCGCGCATATGACTTCCAGCCAATGCCAGACCGCCCCGACCAATTCATCGAGGGCGTCGTTGTTGACGCAGGTATGATTAAGCACCCTGAGTATGGCCACAATATGTTCAGCGGCTACACAATCCAAATCACAGGCGCTGCCCGCGCAGACGATCCGCGCATTGGCGATATTGGCTATGTCCCGTTTAAAACTGATTTCATGGATTTTGATGGCCGCATCGAAAAGATTTAACTCAACACGGGGGCTGCGGCCCCCACCCACCGGGAGAAACAAAGGAGACATGGAAATGGAATACGCGGCACACCAAGCAAACGCTTACAAGACCCCGGAACAGCTCGACGAGGCAATAATTGATCGCGCGGGCGGATTTTTGCGCTGCACTTGGAAGGGCGGCGCAATTGATAAAGTTGTCGATAATATAGCGAGTGACGTCACAACGTCTGGCCGTTTTGAGTTTGCCGACCGCGGCGAAAACTGGGTGCTGGTCGAAGACACGGAAACCAATATTGAATACAGAATTAGCGCGAACGGTCACGTTCGCTAGAGATGGAGAGCATAACATGATGCCAACGAAACAAGACTGGGCGATCCTCGCCATATGGACGTCACTGTGCGGGCTGTTGATCGCCTGCACAGTAACCGCTAGTATTTCAGACGAAACAATGCGCCCGAAGGCGCGTCCAACACACTGGGAGACCACACATGGCTAAAGTATACTCACGCTCCGACATCCTCGACATGGCGAGCGAGTGCATCACGAAGGATCGCGCCGCGACGCACGGCGACATGGAGGAAAACTTCTCGACGATTGCGGCGTACTGGAGCATCCACCTGGGGGTTGAGGTGTCCGCCGCCGATTGCGCAATTATGTGCGCACAGATCAAGCTGGCTCGCCTTAAAAGTAACGCCGCCCACGCCGACAACTGGGTGGACCTGGCCGGATACGCCGCCTGCGGCGGTGAGCTGGCCGCTGAGCGCCCGGAGGGCGCGACATGAGCCTGGGCTTAGACAGCATCCTACCGAAGCTCATAGCGTGCGCTGAGTGCCACGGAGAGGGCACAGTGGAGCAGGGGTTCGCATACCCGCACAACGCAGGCCGAGACATCGGCGAAATCATCATGGAGACCGTGTCATGCCCCGAGTGCGGCGGCATGGGCGAGATACCGCCATTCGACGAGGAGGAGGAAGACGAATGAAATACGATCCAGAGGCGCTCACACGCCACGTTCTTGACTGCGCACAGCAGGGCATGTCTCAGGCCGACGTTGCCGAGCTTCTACATGTGTCGCGCTCAACGATACACCGCATCTGCACCACTGCAAACATAAAACTTGAAAGGAAGCCCCGTGAATACGGACCAAACTCAGATCATTATAAAAAGGCTAGAGCGGATCAACAGCATAATGTTGACGGAGGCGAAGACGGCGATGCGGCCAAACTTGAAGCAGCGGCTGGAAGAGCAGCAAGCGTTGCTCGACGTACTAAAGCGCGAGATGCAAAAGACGCAGCCGAGCGACTGAGGCTCAAGCTGGAGGGTGTGACGGATAAACACGAGCGCTACGAGATCACATACGCGCACTGCATCTGGGAGTTCGAGCAGATGCACTACCGAAACGGCAAGCGCGACCCGCTGCCGGCTGGCCCGCGCAGGCCGACCACGCAAGCTCCGTCTATGCTGATAGCGGCGGAGAAGAGCAGGCAGCACAGCATCAACCAAGTCAATCGCCTGTTCTCTCTGATAAAGCATGACCAGCGCATTACGGCCTCAGAGGCCGCGGAGTTGCTGGGCGAGAGCGTGCCGCGCACGTCAAGTTACCTCAAGAAAATGTGGGAAGCGGATAAGATCTACCGCGTGCGCGACCTGGTCGAAGTGGAGGGCTGCACGAAGCGTCAATGGCGCTGGGTCTTTAGCAAGCAGCCAATCAAGGCGCTGAATAACTTTTTCGAGGATGATGATTGATGGATGACAAAGAACTTGAGCGCATGATAAACGCAGCAGGTCTCATAGGGGCGTTCGTCGGCTTCTTCAGCGGAGCCGTCTTGATGGCTCTGGCCTTTACTATATTCTAGTAATCGTGTGGGTGGCGTGATGTTGGCACATTCGGTAACGCAAAACCAATAAACAACGGTTACGGTTGAGCCACCCACTCAGACTTCCTAATCAAAGCCGCACCCGGTCACAAGCGGTTATTTGAAGCTGTCGAATGTTTTTTGCATCGACTGCTTTTCATCCATAAATTCCTCTGGCGAAATATATGTTGTCACAGAGGTCAGCTCATCGCCCCGGCGGAAGATCACAGCGCCCAAATCAATGGATACAAACGCAAACACGTCTGACACATCGACGTTCTTTTTGGGTGTGTGAAATGCGTATCTATTGCTGGTCTTGTGCGTCTTGCTTGCGGTTTTAACCTGTAAGGTCAACGTCTGTGTATCCGTCTGTATATACGCATCGTGATCTTTAATCTGGCAGAGTGTGCAGATGTAGCCAGCCAGCGACAGGTAGGCGAGAGCTAAATGCTCTCCGGCCCTACCCACCGCCGCGCTGGCTTTTTGATCCTGCTTTGCCATTTAGCTAACTTGGCCAACTTAGCTAAACTAAGTAATCAGCCAGGTGTGGATCTTGCGCGTCTGGTTGATGCGATCCTCCAGACCGTGATAGCCGCCGTTCACGCGCTTGGTGATCCGCTTGATGGCGTCGTCGTTCACGCCGTCATCGGCAATGGCAAACAATCCGTTTTTCTGGAAGAACCAGAGCGCAGTTTCAAAGGCGTACTCGTCAGCCAGCTTCGATGGATACTCAAGCACCTCCGGCAAGTCCATGTCAGCCGCAAATGCTTTGACGTTTGCCTTGCCCGTGAGCTGCAAAAAACCTTTTCCCGCGAACGCAAATCCGTCGCCACTTGCCTCGTCGCCATTGCCCATGCGGCTGGAGTAGACCTTGTTTGCCAGCCCCTGCGGGTTCTTGGCATACGGCTCTGCGCTTGCAACGGTCGGGAAGCGAGACGGCCAGACGGCTTGGATGCGCTCCGGTGTTGAGTAGTACAGCCCCTCGGTGGTGCGCTTAAACCCGCCGCTCTCGTGGTGGGCTTGGCCAAGCAAATGCGCGCCGCGGTTGGGCGACAGGTCGTAATGCTTAGCGATTGCTCTGGCCGTGTTCGGGCCAAACGCGCCGTCGGCTGAAACTCCAATTTTGGCTTGGAGCAACTTCATTGCTTCACTCATTTTTTAGCCTTTTTCTTAGCTGGCTTCTTTGCTGTCTTGGCAGCCTTTTTAAATGCAGCGGCCGTCGGCGCTCCTTTGGAGCCGGGCTTACGCATTTTCTCTCCGCTTCCGGCTTTAATGCGCGCACGCTTTTTTGCGATGTTTTTGTATAAAGACATCTCAGCACCCCTTACGCCATTTTGATTTTAGCGCTCATCTTCTTGCACATGCCGGCGGCGCGGCAGGCGGATTTTGTCTTGCAGGATGGGCACGGCTTAAAGCCAGATGATTTTTTACCGTATTTCATGTTATGACCTCTTCGATTTGGTGCCGGAACATTTCCAGCGTTTGCGTGATAAATTGAGCGGGCTGTTAGGATCTTTCGCCGCCTTCGGAAACTTCTTCTTCTGCGCGGCGGATCGTGCGCAATATGCGTCGCCCTTGGATGTGCCAGGCTTGACCCGTGGCCCGCCGCCTTTTGCTTTGCCCGCTTGACCGTAGCTGACCTTGCGTCCGCTGGCCGTGACTTTGACGCGGGCTTTGCCTTTTGCTGGTGTCGCTCTACTCATGTGTTTTCTCCAACTTTGAAGCAATACGGCCTTACGGCAAAGCCCTTGTCAACCAATTCAAGCGCAAAGTTCATTGCGTCTGCCTGACATTCAGCTTCGTTGTACCATATATTGTTCGTGTTTGCGACCACCACACAGGATTGCGCCTCCAATGTTGAGCATATCAGGAGGGCCGCGAGGAACATTACTTCTTCAGCCCCTTTACCGTGCGAATGCCAAAGCTCGCCGCAATACTTGCATACATCGCCCACTGAAACCACTGAGGCGCAGCGTCCAGATTAGCGAAACCCTGCGCCATGTAAGGCTGTATGCCCGGTATGAAGCTGCCAAGCACGATGGCTATGAATGCAACGGTCCAAGCCTCATCTTTCCACGAATTGTTGCTGGCCTCGATAGCAGCCTGCTCCCAGCTGATCTCGCCAGTGGCGATTTTCATCTTGGTCTCGGCCTCGGCTTTCTTCACAGCAGTCTTGCCGTCAATGTAGCTCGCAGCTAAACCGCCGAGTGATCCTATTATCTGACCGATCATTGTCCCACCTCATACTCTACTTTTGAGCTTGAACCAGTGCTGGTTACGCTCGTTTTGCTCTCCTTACCCATCCAGATGCCAAAGCAGCCTGTGAGCGCCCCCATGCAGACGCTGACAAGCCCTGACTGGGCAACGCTGGGATCATCTAGTCCCATAAACCAATGCACCGCCTGATACGTCAGCACAGTGACTGCCAGCATCATCAAACGCGGCAGAACTTTCCAGTCATCAAGTATCGTGTGTGCCATTCTATTTACCTTTCGTAATTTTCAAGCACTGCAAATATTCATTGTTCTTCGTCACCAGAACAGACGCCCTGCGCAGCTCATCCGTGCAATCTTTTTCAGAGCCATACTGCCCAACCTCGAAGTGAACTACGCTTGCAGAAAGCTGAAACCAGATTAAGACCCACATCACCGCACCTCATCCGCCAGCAAAGCTGCGACCCACAGCAAGCCGCCGCTGCCCACGGCAAAGACTGTGCAGGCGACGGCAACCGTAATGAAGTAAAAGATGCGGTCACGCTTTGCGGCTTGCTCCTCCAGAGCTTTCTTCTGCCGCGCCCTAGCTGCGCCCATCTCACGCTGCACGCTCTCCCACATCCCCGGCGGACCATACAGGCGGCAATGGCTGCGAAGGGTGTCCATCGCCTCTTTGTGCTTCATCTTTGCATTGGCGATCGCAAAGCCCTCCTCCTCTGTGGAAGTGAGCCTGCCCAGCGGGCCTTTATGCCTGCCCTGCTCTGCGAGGTGAATGTCGGCCTCTAATTTGGCCAGCTTCCCAAACTGCGGCAGCACAGAGCCAACATCTTTGCCAGCTTGCACGGCAGAACTGATCCCGCCTGCGATAGTGCTAACCGCACTTGCGAGGGCCAAAACCTCAATCAATTTACCGCTCCATCAACCGATCAATTTTTTCTTCGAGCCGGTCAAACTTATTCATGATTTGTGATAGTACTTCAGAGCTGTCTGACTTTGTGACATATTCTTTGGCCATCTCCTCGCGGGTGCGGTTAAGCAGGATGCGCAGGCGATCCAGCTCTTCTCGCTGAGTTTTTAGCCACCAGCCAATGCCGGCAATGACCACTCCAAATAATATATTCAAGATTGCGTCGACTTCCATGGTTGGCTCCAAAAGGTTCCCGTCCATATTAACACGGCGACGACAGAAAAGAAATATCTCGGCAACACCTTGACCCCTGCCCCTATTCTGTTAACACTGCACAAACAAATGGAGGAACCACTGTGAAACACGAGTTAAAACAAATCGGGCCGCGCATCCGCGCCGATATAGCTGAGATGCTGAAAGAGCATTGCGCCAACCAGCGCGTCAGCGCGTCGCTGACGATAGAACGACTGATCGTCGAGCATCTCAAGAAGGGTGGATATGTTGTCGAAGATTACAATCGGTATTGATCCAGGCTACCGCACCGGGGGCGTTGCGCTTCTGGGTGACGGCTTCGCCGAGGTGCACGACCTGCCGGTCTACACCGAGGGTGGCGTCGACGTCATCGCGCTGCTCGACATCATCAACAGCGCCGGGCCGGTGGAGCATATTTGGCTGGAGAAACAACAGGCTATGCCGAAGCAGGGCGTCGTGTCAGTATTCAAGCTGGGCTTCGCCTACGGCCAGATCCTGACGACTGCCGCACTGTCTGGCCACCCGTACAGCGAAGTGCGGCCGGCCAAGTGGAAGTCGAGCATGAATTTGCCGAAGGACAAGGACGCGGCGCGCCGGCAGGCCCAGCAATGGTATCCAGATCTGGCGCTGAGACTGAAGCGCAAGAAAGACGAACACCGTGCGGAAAGTTTACTGATCGCCGCATATGGAAGGGGAGAAAAATGAGCAACATTCCGTTTGCGAGAGAAATACTGAAATCGGCTTTGGCGATGGATGACATTAGCGACGTGCGCGTGTCTATCGAGGCGGCGCTAAAGTATATGACGCGTGAGAAGTACACGCGGAAGTCGGCGCCAGCGTCAGAAGTCGTCACCGAGGAAGTCAAAACGATGGTGCGGTACTACGCAATGGAAAACCCAGACGCGTCAATGCAGAGCATTGCCAATATGTTCAACGTAAACATTGGCCGCGTGTCGGAGATTTTGGCGGGCAAAAGATGACCGTAAAACTCGATATGACAAACGAGGCGTATCACCTCGAGCCGTCGCTGAGCGCCAGCGGCGCCAAGACGATAGCGCTGGGATCGCCGGCCGAGTACAAGTACGGCGAGTTCAAGAGCAGCCCCGCATTCGACGTGGGAACGGCTACGCACACGCTGGTATTCGAGCCGCAGAACGCGGAAAGTATTTGGTGCGGGCCGGAGACGCGCCGGGGGCTCGACTGGAAGCGCAAGAAGCTGGAGGCCGAGGAGGCTGGCGCCCTGCTGCTGACGGAGGCCGATTACCGCCTGGCCGCAGACATGGCCGAAGCGGTGCGCTCAAACCGGGCAGCCGCGGAGCTACTCAGCGGCGACCTTGTGTGCGAGGCCAGTATATTCAGCAAAGATCCGTCGACCGGCGTCGAGATGCGGTGCCGCCCGGACGGATGGCGCCGTGACATCGGCGCGCTGATAGATCTCAAAACGACTATCACGTCAGACCCCGAGGGCTTTGCCAAGCAATGCGCCAATCTGGGGTATCATATACAGGACCAATTTTACCGGCGGTGCATGGAGAACGCCGGCTTTGAGGTCGACCGCTTCGTATTCTTAGCGGTTCAAAAATCACGTCCGCACTTAGTCGGCGTGTACGAATTGGACTTTGCCAGCCTCGACGAGGGGAAGGCAGCAGTTCAGTACGCTCTCGAGAAATATCGCAAGGCGAGCGAGAGCAACGAGTGGGGCTACGACTTTGGGGACTTGAAAACGATCCAACTTCCGCGCTACTCATTTAAGTTCAGTCAGATTGACTGAGAAACGGCAACCATAGTCTAGGAGACAACATATGCCAATATCATTCGGATCAAGTTCAGAGGGTTCTGGGAATTCATTGTTTATACGGTCAAATCTTCCGCAAAATCGCTGGTGGGTGAAGACGGAAGCGGGCGACGAGAACATCGACATGTCTCGCGGCTTCGCTGTGGACATTAAGGAGGTACAGTTCGGCTGGCTGCACATCGACATCGGCGTGCGCGACTGGCAGCCCTGGCCGTCACCGTCCGAGCAGATCCCGCGCCCAAGCGAGGTCTATAAGCAGGGCTTCGAGGTCAACTGCTGGCTAGTCGACGGTCGCGAGGCGTCGTTCAGCGGCAACTCGTATGGCCTCGGCCAGTTCATCGCCAAGCTGTACAACCAGGCCGAGACGGCGCCCGAGTTCGCGACGCAGATCCCGATCGTGCAGGTCACGAGCTCAACGCCGGTCGTGGTCGGCAAGGGCACGTCGTATGACGTGGGCTTCAACATCTCTAAGTGGATCAACCGCCCGGAGAATGGCGCAGCGCACCCGGCGGCGGCAGCGGCACCAGCGATGGCGCCAGCGCCTGCACCGGCACCAGCCGCAGAGCCCGCAGCCGATAACAACTTCGGCTTCTAATCAACATGGCCGCCTGCCTCGGTGGGCGGCCAAACTATAGGGTGGAAACTATGAGCGAGAGATACTTCAGCAAAGTCGCGGAGAGCGCAGTGGCCGACGTGGCCGGTGCGATCAAGGGGAGCCGCAACGAAATTTTAAACAAGGCCGCATTCAGCCTGGGTCGCCACGCGCACATGGCGCCGGCAAACCTGGACGCGGCACTCATGGAGCTGCACAGCGCGGCCAAGGCAATGGGCCTGCAAGATCACGAGATCAAGGCGACGATCGGCAGCGGCTTCAAGCGCGGCGGCGACAATCCGAAGGAGCTCGAAAGCTCCGACGCGATGCCGTACACGCCCAGCGAGTTCGAGCGCCTTATGGCGCGCCTGGCCGCCAAGGAAGTGCTGGCGCGTGACGACGAAAGCCGCGCGGACAAGATGCGCAAGGCGCGCGAGATCTGGGAGCGGGGCGTCACAATTTCGCGTGACAACACCGACGCCGTGCGTCCGGCGCTGCTCTATCTCAACTCGCGGGGTCTGAGAGCCAGTACAGCCTCGCACGCGGCGCGGTTTAACCCGAATATATACGACGGCCCCGCGATCATGTTTCCCGCGCTCAGTCCAACCGGAGAAGTGTGCGGCGTGCAGAGCGTGCTGCTCACGCCCGACGGCCATAAGCGCGAGCACAACGGGATCAGCAAATACAGCCGCGGCGTGATCGCCGGCAACGTCATGCGCATTGGCGACGAGCACGAGGGCGGCGTCATCATCATGGCCGAGGGGCCAGAGGATGCGCTCAGCGTCTACCAGGCGGTCGGCGACGAGGCTACAATCGTGTGCACGTTTGGCAAGGCCGGCATGTCAACATACCCGGTGCCGCGCGCATCCGACGTGACGATATGCGCCGACCCCGATCTCGACGTTGACGCGGTGGCCGACGTGCTGCGCGGCGACGGCAGCACAGACGTGCACGTCGTGCGCTTCGACATGCTGGGCGTCGACGGCGTCAAGGATGCCAACGACTACATTCGCGAGGCTGGGGCGCAAAAATTGCGTGAGGCATTGGCGATGGCTAAGCCGGTCGCGCAGGTGCAGGCCGAGATCGCGCAGTCAGAGCGCAGCTACCCGACGCCATACGATCCAATCGACCCGGCGAGCATACCGGCGCGGCGTTGGATATACGGGCAGCACTACATCCGCTCGAACGTCTCTGTCTTGGCCTCGGCTGGCGGCGTGGGCAAGACGTCTATGCAGATCGTGGAGGCGCTGGCGATCATTACCGGGCGGCCGCTACTCGGTGAGCCTGTGCACGAGACGTGCAACGTGTGGATCATCAACCTCGAAGATCCGCTCGAGGAGCTTCAGCGCAGGGTCGCGGCGGCGATGATGCACTACAACGTCACGGCAGATGAGGTGCGGGGCAAGCTATTCCTGGATGCGGGCCGCGACATGAACATCATATTCGCCAGGCAGGACCGCGAGGGCATCACCGTCGACGACGCGCTGGTCGACTACCTGACCGCCAAGATTTCGGAAAACGCAATCGGTCTGGTCAGTATAGATCCATGGGTTGCTGCTACAGCCGTGGGAGAGAATGATAATGTCGCAATGAACGCCGCCGTCGGGGCTGTGCGTGCCGTGTGTGACGTCACAGACTGTGCGGCGTCCCTCGTGCACCACATACGCAAGGGCAACGGAGATGACGCCACGGTCGACAGCATACGGGGGGCGGGCAGCCTTATCGGCGCAGCCCGCGCAGCTCGTGTCATCAACCGCGTGTCGATGGAGGACGCGCTCAAGCTGGGCGTGTCGGAGACCGAGGCGCTGGGCATCTTCCGTGTCGACGACGGCAAGTCGAACATGGCGCCGCCCGCAGCGAAGGCAGTCTTCCGCCGCATGGTCGGCGTGCAGCTGCCCAACGGAGAATATGTCGGGGTCGCGACCGAGTTCGCAATGCCTGACCTGTTCGACGGCGTAAGCGCCAAGGACGCGATGAAGGTGCAGCGTGACGTCGGGCAGGCGGCGCAGCGCGGCGAGTTTATGCGCCAGAACCCGCAGGCTAAGCAGTGGGTGGGCAACATCGTGGCGCTGCACCTCGAGCTGGACGTCGACAAGAAGCACGAGAAGGCCAAGGTCAACGCAATCGTGAAGAAGTGGATCGAGACCGACGTGCTGCGCATCGAGCGCGAGAAAGACTTGCGCACCGGGCGTGACGTGCCGGTGGTCGTCGTGGGTGAGTGGATCACCGGCGAGGAGGCGGGCGTTTGACCGAATTCGATGACAAGGCGGCCATGGATCTCGAGGACGACGACCTTGTCATGGCGGTCTACTGGTCCGACATATTCCGTGCCTGCGCCATCGAGTTCGAGCCTGACTTCATGCAGCCGCGCACCGTCGAGGAGCGGATGCGCGTGCAGGAGATCATCGTGGCGACCATGCAGTGTCTGGAGCACGCACTACTGCGGCTTGATGACCAGATAACGGAGGTGAGGAGCGATGCAGATGTGTTGCATTAATGCTTCCACACCTTACACACATGGGGTGTGGGGAGGTGTGGAGAGTGTGGAGAATAAGGCCATTTCACGTTCCACACCACCACCCCCTATTGTATAGGGTGGTGTGGTGTGGTGTGTGGTGGCGTTTTAAATTGGGTGTGGTTAACATTGGCAATGGAGGGGGAGTAGTATCATGGCAACTAAGGTGAGTGGGAAAGCAAAGGCGGGATATACGAGGGCGCGGAAAGATCGTGGGACGTTTGATACTGGCTCCGAGGTCAAGCCGATCTCGAGGCAGGTCGATGGTCAGCTGGCTCCGCTGGATCGTAAGGCGCGGGAGAAGACGCTCAAGTGGGGTGACACTCTGCCGTCTCTCGTGAGCCCGGAGCTCGCTGGACGCTTTGAGGCGGCTTATGATGCGCTGCGGGTGAAGATCGAAGCGGATGACGTGGTGGCGGTGCACCAGATAGCGACGCAGCTGATACGCGCCTGGGATGTGCTGGAAGCGGAGGCGGAGGCTAACGGGCATCAGCCGGTGGGTCGGCACGCGTACTGCATCGAGATCGCCTCTGGCAACATCGTGTGCATCGCGCTGCACGACGCGGTCGGCATTAGGCGTGAACATCCAGACTGGTTGGTGTATGATATGGTCGACGCAGCAATCGTGCTGGGGAATAACTTTAGCAGCGAGTTCATCGCGGAGACGCTGAAGCAGTTTCCCGAGGCAAAGGTGACGCGGTGCATCGGACCAGCGAACAGCACGTTTGACGTTGAGCTGGGCGACGAGATACCGTTTTGAGCAGGAGAGTGTGACATGGGAACAATTGGCAAGGTGAAGCTGGCAGCGCTTGAAGCTGCCGGCGAGGACGAGATCTTCGGGATGATCGCGGCGGGCAAGAACGCGTCCGACGTGATCGCGCATTACGACGTGGGCTGGAACCTGTTCCACAAGTGGATCGCGTCGGGCGAGGGCAGGGCTCAGCGCTACGACGAGGCCAAGCAGATGGCTGGTCACTACTACGCGTCGCAGGCGCAGAAGATTGCCGACGAGATACATCAACACGAGGCGAGCGTGAACAGCGCGAAGCTGGCGGTCGACGTGCTGAAGTGGAAGGCGGCTAAGGCGTCGCCAGAGTATGACACGAGGCAGCGTGACATCGCTGTCAACATCAGCGTGAACGACTTGCACGCGCAGGCAGCGCAGCTGCTCAACAGCGTTGGCGGCGACGTCATCGAGGGCGAGGCAGTCGAGGTGGAGGACGACGATTGAGCGCGAAATCGCACATCGACGCAGCGTTGCAGGCGCGTACGCGCGTGACACGATCTCGCCGATCAGTCAACATATCGCCACATTTGGGCACTTTTGGGCGTTCAAATGTGGCAGAAGTAAGGCACAAGCGGGGCAAAATAGCTAAGTCGCTGAGTTGCAACGACAAAAGATTTAACATAATAACGGTTATGACGCTTTCGCCGGCTCTGACGCCAAATCGCTGCCGAGATCCGCGTTTTGACCCCCCCTCTCAAATCTCGGGCGGGTGCAAAAGCTCATGTCCCCTTCACGCACCCCGAGAAAAATTTTCCACAAATTCACGCCACAGGAGTGTTAACACATGAACGCCCCCAGCCCCCAAGA